GAGATTTTTTATTGCCAATAAATTGATACTTATTTTTTGTTTGATCTACCTGAATATCTACTCCTAATAAATCTTTTCCTATCTTTTGAACAGTAAGAGAATTTGATGGAGTCTGATAATAATTTTTTTTAACTTCTTCCTGTTGATTTTTAATTGCGGATTCCGAAACTAAACTAAGAATGACACTTTCTCGGTTAGATTCTTGATCTGGATTATTTGCTCCATTTATAATTAATGGTTTGGTCGAATAATCAAGAGTTCCGAGTGGATTTGTATATCTAAAATTAACTTTTTCTGTACCATCACTTGTGATAGGAAGAGAGTTATATATTGTTCCAACTCTCTCCTGATTATCATATTCTCCATCGTGCTTTGAACCGCCACCAGTATCAACATAAGTAACTATACTCGTTACATTTGGAGATAATAAACTCTCGTAGTAGTCAAAAGTTGTCATTCTTCCAACTAAAGGTATCTCTTTAGAACCCTTCGTAATCGTAAGTAATTCAAACTTACCTGTTTTAGAATCTGCTGCGTTTGCCATTTATTTTATACTCTCCATATTCCAGATAGTTGTGAGTTACTTGAAGATTGTGAAGATTTTTGTTTGATTGGTATTGGCATAGGAACATATGCCGTCTGTATAGTATTTACCTGTTGAATTGCTATAGTTGTTGTCCCTTCATCATCCATTGGTTGATTTAATGATTGCAGACGTTTTGTATCTCTAATGGATTCAAACATTCTTCCACCCTGTGCCTTTTCTCTAGTATCAAGAGATCTTGGAGCAGATAATGGAGTACCAAAAAACTTTGGATAAACTTTATGAGGACTCAAATGACCACCCTTTCCGTTTTTATATACTTCGAAGTGTAAGTGAGTTTCATCAACATTTCCAGTAACATAGGTCATATCAACCAACTCACCAATTTTTTGACCTGCCTTCACATTATCCCCAGGTCTTACCATTGGTGTCATATGAAGATATCTTTGATCATATCCATCAGTACCTTGTATCATCATTCCAGACATATATTTTTTCCCACCAAGATATTTCTCACTCAGAACTTTTCCTCCAACCATTGCAACAACATCAATATTTGGATGTTGTCCAAATGGTGGCGATTCTGTTAAATCAATTCCGGCATGACCACCATAAGATCTTCCTGCTCCATAATATTGTCCAGATTCTCCACTAAATTGTCCACTTGGAAGTGGGAAATAATAATGTCCTGCTTTCATTTCTAGAGGAATATCAGGTTTATCATCATCAACAGTATCTGGTCTATTAGGATCCTTACTTGGAGATAGTCCATCATGTTTTTTTCTTTCGGCAGAAGTAAATTGCCTTTCGGTAAACTCACCAGTCGTTTTGTTCAGAACTCCCTCTTTCCCACCTTTTTTTGCGAGAACAATATTTTTGCCACCAACTTTGTTGCGAATTAAATCAATTGCTGGTTTTAAGGTTTTTATAAGTCCCCCAAGAGGTCCTGCCTTTTCTGCAATTTGATCAATTAATCCACCATCACCATTTATATCTTCTAGTGCGCCATCAACTCTTTTCTTATCAGCATCAAGTTCTTTTTCATCCAATTCACCAGTAAAGAATGCTTTAATTACTTTAAATCCACTTTGAATTGGTGTTAAGAAATTAACAATATTATCAACAATACCCTTTACAGTCTCTATAATTTTTGGTAAAGCATTTACGATAATTCCTAATAAGATAAGACCCATAAAGTTAAATAATTTATCAAATATACTTCCAGTAGAAGCAACAGCATTTTTTATGTTTGAAGCAATACCTTTTAATGCTGATCCCTTTTCTAATCTCCTTTCTTCTCCTCTGAATTTTGCTTTACTTCGTTGAACAGTTTCATTTCTTCTCGTATTTGCTTCTTGTTTTTTATATTGTTTATTTGATTTGACAAGAAAACTATGAATGTTAGTTACATTTATCTTCAATTGCTCAACCTGAGATTTTGAAGATGGTGCGGATTTAATTTTTACAGGATTCGTAGTTCCTGTGAGAGTTGGAGTTAATCCTTCACTCATAGAACCATATTTTAATTTTTTCTGTTGCTGATCGCCCTCTGATGAAATCAATTCAGATTTTTTAGACAATTTACTCTTTATTTTTTCTTTTGCCTTTTCTTTTGCTTTATTTTTTATCTTATCTTTTGCGAAAGATTTTACTTTTGTTTTAACAAGTTTTTTTGCGCCACTTCTAGCAGCTCCTTTTGCTCCAGTCGCCGCAACTCTCCCTAGACCTGCTCCTATTCTTGCTAATCCCGCCAATAAAGGTGCTGCCATAGTTCTATACCATTATCCCATATATTGAAGATGACATCTGCCTATATCTATCTGCAGGATTGGCACTTGCGATATCTGGAACATCTGTTGCCTGATCTCCCATAGAAGGTAGTTCTGGTGGTGGAAGTTTATTTGTGATTGGTGGTAGATTAACCATATTAATTCCACCACGTCCTTTTCTTCTTGAAGAAATTGTTTGGTAAATTTTTTCAGTTTTCATATTATTGATCACAGTTCCATCAATATTTGGAACCATTAATTCTGGTCCGCCCTCACCCACAAGATATGGTCTTCCTGCCTTTACAGGTCCACCCATCTTTCTTGCTTCAATTGTAGTTGGAGTTAGAATATTTGATATTTTTGATTTGTAATCTTCTCTAACTTCCATATCAACTTTTCTTCTTGCTTTTTCGTTTGGATTGACATACCCAGATTTTTTTCTTCCAGGTGGTGTTGGTACTATTTTTAACTTACTTTGCTTCTCTTTTATTTCTGCATTCATTTGATCTTTGAGTGCATATAATGCTTCTCTTTTTTTCTTCACTTCTTGGAATATTTTTTCTTGCTCCTCATCTCTACCAGTTTTTCCTTCTCTTCTGGCTTTAACACCAAGATTTTTTCTTCTTCCACTTTTATCCATTCCAGCATCTGCTAACTGCTGGTCTAATTGACTATGAGCAGTGCTATAATCTTCACCACCAGTCACTAAATTTCTTGCTTTTTTCAGTAAAAATTCTCCACCCTTATAAAGTAATACTCCCGCACCAATTGCAAGCATTGCTTTAAGAGTTAGTGGATTTAAAAGAAATCCTATCAACAAAGGAACTGCTTTTGCAAGTAATCCGACAAGTATTCCTATAGGACTCAATAATCCACTAATAGCACTAACAACTGGCAACAAAGCAATTGCACCGACCGCAATTGCCATCCACTTCCAATTATCTTTGATCCAACTAAACCATCCTTTCACTTTTTCCATATTCTTTGGATCTTTCAACCATTCAAATATTGCATTTGCAGCAATACCTAAAGCAATAGTTTTCACAAAATCCATTATACGTTCAAAAATACCTTTTACAGGTGCTACAGCTTCTTCTGCCTTTTCACCTACAGAGTTTTTAATTTTCTTTGATGATTTTTCTAATTGACTTTCTTCTGCGCTAAGCTTTGCTCTAGAAGAACCTCTCTTTGCTCTATCAAGTTTTGTTTTTTCTTCTTGAGATCTAAGTGCAGAAGATCTCATCAATTCTTGTTGAATCTGAACAAGAATTTGGTTGGTTTCTGCTAAAGATTTTTCTATATTTCCTTCGTCTCTTTGACCTATATTTTGTTTACCACTTAGTTCAATATTTTTTGGTATTGTTATCTTTTTATCTTGAGTCTGTTCAGGTGCTGTAGGTAATTTTTTTCCAACATTCTGCTGCTGATTCTGTATTATATTTTTTATTATTGTTATTTTTCTATCTTGAGTTTCTTGAGATTTTATTAAAGAATTGATTGATATTCTATTCTTTCTTACAATCTTTGCAAGACTTCCAATATTGGAAGTCCCTCCTTGTCCAACATTTCCTAAAGCACTACCACTTTCGCTACCAGCAAGTGGACTCTTGATGTTAGTTACATTTAATTTTAGTTTCTTTGTAATTAAATTAGATTCCACTCTGCTGCTGTGCTTTTAGGTTTTCTTCTTCAATATATTGTTGGAGAAGAGCGAGATAAACTTCTCTTTCCCAAGGAATCATATTTTCTAGATCTGTTAATGAATATTTATGGTGTTGTAGGAGCGCAAAGTTAATTTTATAGTATGACTCAAGACTCGTATGAGCCATACTCAACTGAAAAAACTTGCTAACCCCTCAAGAACTACTTCAGATTCAACTTTTGTTACAGGATTTTTGACTACAATCTTATGAGAAAGTTTAGGCATGGTCGTAAAGAACTTTTCAATCTCTTTAAATTGTTTAGTATTTAATTGTCCAATAAAATCATCAAGTTCTTTTTTAGAGTAGTCAGATGCTTCCCAACTCTCTTCTTGATTATAAATCATATCAATACATGATGTAATCATCGAAAGAGATTGGGAAACTTCACTTAATCCATCTACAGTTTCAAAGTTATTTTCAACAAACTGTTGTAGTGAAGGATAACGAAGTTTCATCGAAAGATTATCATCAAGCTTAATAATATTTTTATGACCTCTTGTTTTTTGAATCTTGATAGTATCAAGATCAATTGTCATTTCTACCTGAGTCTCTTCATCGTCAGGGCAAGTGATATTGACATCAACAGTTTCACCGACAGATCTTGCTCGAACATTTAAAAACAAATATTCAATATCAAAAGTAGCGAGATCTTCTACTTTGACATTTTCAGTAAGAATACATTCACCAAGAATTTGAACAATAGCATTTGTGATATCAGACATATTTTCTGATTCCATCGCCATAATCAAAATCTTTTCTTCTCTTACGAGAAAGGGTCTATATCTAATCTTCTTTCCAGTCGAAGGCAACGTCATTTCATACGTTGGCGTATTAATCTTAGGTAATGGCATACTAATCGATACAACTCATATGTGATTATTTAGAGAGTTATTTAGAATGCGCCAGGAGGAAATGTGTTTCCATATCTAATCTTATCATACTCAGCATATGCTTTTGCAGTATCTCCGCCATGTCTTCTCAATAATGTTTCGAGTGCATTTTGTCCAGTTACTGCAGTAGTTCCACTAGATTCTATTTCTTCTTGAGGAACTGCAGCAACTGGTGCATTTCTAGATTCTTGAACGGATTCTTCAATTATTTTGGGTGCTGTAGGTTTTCTAGATGTTTTTAATGATTGTTCTCTTCTTTGTCGAATCAATTCTCTTTCTTTATTTGGATCATATGATGCTCTTGCACTATCAGGATCGAATGTATTTACTTCTCCCAAAAATGTATCTTTAGTTGGATTGACAATATATCGATCATAATTAAAAGAAACAGATACTCTCAAAATATCTGCACCACCATAAGAAACAGGAACTGCTGCTACAGTTTTTGGAAAAGCATTTATAAATTTGTAAGATAAAGTTGTATTACTCATATTTCTTTCAAATTTAGTAATCGACATCGCAGAACATTTATAATGATCTGGATATCTCATTCTACGATAATAGTTAGTGCCATATTCGTTAGCATTACTTCCAGAAGCAATATAATCAATCCATCCTTCAAAAAATCTTAGATTATTATAATTAGAATCTACGTAAAAAGTAAAATCAATATCAGTATATAATCTCGTATGTGCAAATTCTTGCGAGATACCCATAAAATTATCTTTCACTTCTGAAGTTGCTAATGAACTTCCCGGTAATGAAGCCTCATTACACATAAGACCAGTATTCGCTAAAGTTTCACTAAGATTAACATCAAATTTTGTTTGTAGATGGGTAGTCAAACCGCCCAGAAGACCAGTTTTACCAAAACCAGAAAAACTAACTAGATAATAATTAGTTTGTGCTACATTACCAAAAACATTTACCGCTCTATCTCTATCTATTGGTACTGGTTTCGGAGTTGTCTTTGATTTTGCCACTCTAAATACCTTATACGACTACTTTATTATTAGTTATTTAGATGTCATATAAGGGAAAATACAAACCATCTTATCCTAGGAAATATAAGGGTGACCATACTAATATAGTCTATCGTTCTCTCTGGGAGCGTAAGTTTATGGTTTACTGTGATAAGAATGAAAATATTTTAGAATGGGGAAGTGAAGAGGTTGTTGTTCCCTACCATTCTCCAATTGATAATCGGTATCATCGTTACTTTCCAGACTTTTATATTAAAGTTCGCGAATCAAATGGAAAGATTAAAAAGATGATTATTGAAATCAAACCATTTAAACAGTGTGTGGAACCCAAAGTTCAAAAGAAAAAAACGAAGGGTTACATCTATGAAGTTATGGAATATGCCAAGAATCAGGCAAAATGGGAAGCAGCAAAAGAATGGTGTTTAGATCGTGGATATGAATTTAAAGTTCTTACAGAAAACGAGTTAGGTATCAAATGACATTCTCGTACCCAACAGATGATGATGAAAATCGTGTCCGTGGTGTAGTTGATAGTTTAGTTGGCACAGAAGATGCCGATGATGTAATGATGAAATTAATTGGCGTTTTAAACGAAGGTGGTAAAGTTCCGAGTGGAACTGGAAAATATTATACTTTCTTTTATAATGCAGTTACACCTGGAGAATATGATGAATATCCTCTCGTGGGTGTGACTGATATATTTTCTTGGGGATTCCGTGGAATCAACTTTCACTGGGGTGATAGAAGACAATATAACTACAATCAAATTGTTGGTGGTCTTTACGAAGTGTATCCAGAAGAAATGTCTGACGTAATAGAACTCGGTTTTACTAAAATACGTTCTAAATAGTTAGAAAAAGATAAATGGCAGCAGAACCAAAACAAAGTAAGGATAAGAAAGTATTACGATATCCGCAATCTATTATCGCGGAGGAGACTGATTATCTATCAATAACTGTTGTTGCATATAAACCAATAGGTAGAACTGATGGTCCAAATGAACAGGCAGGAAGACTTATTAGTGAGGCTGGTGCAAGAAGAAATTCAACTGAAGCAAGAATAAAAACAATTATTCTTCCAATTCCTTCTAATATTTCAGATACAAACGCTGCCAAGTTTGGCGAATCCAGTTTAAATACGATTGCTGCTACCGCTATTGGTGGTATTACTGATATGATGACTAGTGCTGGTGGGGCACTCGGCGGTAAAGGACCTCAAGCAATGCTTGACGCTGCAGGGCAATCGGCATCCACAACATTAAATAATATTGCTCAAGCAACTGGAGGATTATCAGGTCTTCAAGGTTTTGCCACTAGAGCTCTCGCATCTGAAGCAGCAGGTATTCTTGGAGCAAATATTACTCCAGACCAACTTCTGGCAAGAACATCTGGAGAAATCTTAAATCCAAATCTCGAACTTCTCTTTGGTGGTCCGACTCTTAGGTCTTTTAGATTTTCCTTTAAATTCACTCCACGAAATCAAAGTGAAGCACGAGAAGTGAAAGAAATTATAAGATGCTTTAAAATGAATATGGCACCTAAAGTTAAAGGTGCTGATGTTAGTATTAAAGGGACTATGATGAAAACTCCAAATGTATTTGAGTTAAGATATAAGCAAGGAGCAGAAGATCATAAATTCTTAAATCGATTCAAGCAGTGCTTCTTAGAAACCATTAGTGTAAATTATACTGCTGATGGCACTTATGCAACTTATGAGAATGGAGAACCAGTTTCTATGATTATGGACTTAAGTTTCAAAGAAATTGAACCAATTTATGATGTTGATTATGAAGATGCATCATCAGGAATAGGAGTAGGATACTAAAATGGGATACTTTAGAGAATTACCAGATTTAGACTATCAATCATTTCTTTCCAATAGAGAATCAAATGACGAATACTTAAGAGTCAAAAATTTATTCAGAAGAAATAAGATACGTAATGACTTAGCAGACTCATTTACACTATTCAATAAGTATGAAATTGTTGAGGGTGCAAGACCTGATACAGTTGCAGAAGAAATGTATGGTAGTGCAGAACTTGATTGGGTTGTTTTGTTAACTGCTGGAATTACTAATGTAAGAGATCAATGGCCTCTTTCAAATCGAGATTTATACAATTATACTGTTAAAAAATATGGTCTTGAAAATATTAATAATGTTCATCATTACGAAACAAATGAAATCAAAGATTCTGCCAATAGACTAATCATGTCTGCAGGAAAAGTAGTAGATCCAGATTTCATAATCTCGTATTATGATCGTGGAATCATGTATACAAATGATTCTACACAACTTGGTGCTGGTGTCGAAGTCTTAACTAACGTTACAAGAGCAATTTCCAACTCTGATTATGAAGTGATGAAAAATGAAGAGAAATCTTCGATTTATCTACTGAAACCTGGATATATTCAACAACTTCTAAATGATATGAGAACTGACATGCTTTATGGAAAGTCTTCGGAATACGTTACTGATAAACTTGCAAGAACAGAAAATACAAGAAAACTGAAGCAATAAAAAAGGGGAGGTTTCCCTCCCCGTCTCACTCAGTCTGCTGCGAGAGCAGCAAAGTAACTCAAAGTATCATCGTCGTCTTGACTAGAAGAGGCAGATGAAGGACTCAGATTATCAAGTTCTTCTTTCAAAGATTGAGGAACAGGTTCTGCAGCACGATTCTGCTGACGGAACTCTTCTTCTTGCTCAACAGTCTCTTGGTCCTGGAACTTAGGAGTGCCCTTGATACCAAGAACATAGTCCAGACGCTTCTTCAGGTCGTCATAGGACTTGAACTGGTCTGGAGCAACAAACTCTTCGAGAGAATATTCTTTCTTCCAGATTGCCTCCATAGCATCATCGTCGTCAAGAAGTGCATCCTGACGTGCGAACTCAGAAGAGTCATAGTTACGATAACCAGCAACGTTCTTTGCTTTCAGTTTGAAGTTGGCACCTTGCCAGAAGTCAAAGGGATCAATTGCTTCCTCGTCCTCAAACTCAGGTTGCATTGCGGCAGTCAGTTTATCAAAGATCTTCTTACCG